AACACGAAGCGACCTCCAAGCGAGCGCCTTAACCATCACCAACGAAACCGCTGCCGGGGCCAACACCGCATCCCGTGTGGGCGGTCTATTCGACGACCTTGCAGACACCGCAACGCTTGACCGGGAACGGGGCTTTGCGAACCTTTACCTCGATACCAACACGGCTTTCACCCCAACGCAGGGGCAAAGGGTTAAGTTGACAAGTGCGATGAGTTCAGGTGTTTTGTCAACCTATAATTTCTCACGAACTACCAACTCGCTGACCTACACAGGCACAACGGGTGCAACCCTTCGCATCGCTGCGTCCATGGTCTTGGCGCAGAACAACAACAACCAAATCAAGGTTTACATCGCTAAGAACGGCACAACGATTGACCAGTCAATGACTGACATCACAACGACCCACACGAACGGCCATGCGATTTATACGGAGGCCTACGTTACGGGTGCGGTCAACGATGAGTTCACCATCTACATCAACGCAATCGATAGCGGTGCAAGTATCACGATTTCTGCCCTTTCATTTACCATCCACACGCTATGAGTAATAAATCTACTCAACACTTCACCCAATGGCTTGGGATAGAGCATAAGGTCCCCGTGATGCTGGAGAACAGGTCCGGCAAGTACATCACCTACGGCTTTGCCAACGAATACCCCTACTACCTGCTTGACAACTATCGCAGGTCAAGCAAGCACAATGCCATCGTCAACGGCAAGGTGAACTACATCATGGGCGGTGGCTGGCAGGCAGGCGACAACCTGACCGTAGAGCAAGAGGCCCGGTTCATCAAGTTCTTCGATGGAATGTCAAGCACGGAGGACCTGAACGACATCACCGAGAAACTGGTCTTGGACTTGGAGATTTTCAACGGCTTTGCGGTCGCAGTTACTTGGTCCAAGTTGGGAACCATCGCCAAGATGGAGCACGTTCCCTTTGAGAAAATCCGTGTTGACAAGGAGGAGAAGATGTTCCAAGTCGCTGACTGGTACAACGACGACATGATGCAGTTGTTCCCCAAGGTGGGCGACATCGAGAAGATTCCTGCATTCGACCCGGAGAACCGCCTCGGTAAGCAGTTGTTTTATTACAGGGTCTACGCAGCAGGCGTGAAGCACTATCCTCTCCCAGAATACATCGGGGGGAATGCTTGGATTGAGGCAGACGTGCAAGTGGCGAACTTCCACAACAACAACCTACGCAACAACTTTTGGGGGGGATATCTAATCAACTTCAACAACGGCATCCCGACCCCCGAAGAGCAAGGCGACATTGAGAGGCAGATTAAACGCAAGTTTTCGGGAACGGACAACGCTGGTCGCTTTGTTGTAACCTTCAACGATGAAGCAGCGAATGCCCCGACTTTGGAACCGCTGACTCCGTCCGACATGGATAAGCAGTTCGAGGTATTAAACAAATCAATCCAGCAAGAGATATTTATCGCACACCGTGTAACCAACCCGATGCTATTCGGGGTGAAGACCGAGGGCCAATTGGGTGGACGCAACGAATTGGTCGAGGCCTACGAACTATTCAAGGCGACCTACGTCAACGACCGGGTGCGCAAAGTGGAGCGGATGATTAACTACTTGGGATCCTTCAATGGCGTTGAGGGTATGGAACTTATCCCCGTGGAGCCTATCACGGAGCGACTAAGCGAACAAGCCTTGTTGCAGATAATGACCCAAGACGAACTTCGGGAAAAGGCAGGTCTGCAACCCTTGGAGAAACCTGCCGACGTAGTTGGACCTAACCCCCAACCCGACGAGCAACCGCAATCCGTGGAGGCATTGCAGAGCAACGACAACATCAAGAAACTATCGGGCAGGGAGTACCAAAACCTGATGCGTATTGTCAGGCAGTATATGCAGGAGAAAATCACGCTGGAAATGGCTCGGACCATGCTATCAGCAGGCTTCGGTCTATCAGCCCAAGAGATTGACACGATGCTCGGAGTGCAGTCCCAAGAGTTCAGCGAGCCTCAATGGGGCCAAGAGGACGACGAAGACTACGGCTGGGGCGATGAAGAGTTCAAGGTCTTGGAGGTCGTTGCAAGCAAGTTCGGATGCCATGCAGACAATTACCATGTCATGCACTCCAAGCCGATGCGGTTCGACACCAACATAGACGAAAACATCCGCTTGGCCTTTGCCGAACTGGGCGAAGAAGAAAAGGAACTTGACCTGAAGATTGAGGCTTATCGCAAGAAGAACCGGGACGCATCGGTTGAAGAAATGGCAAAGGAGTTCGGAGTTAGCAAAGCGAAGGTCGCCAAGCGTATCGCTTACCTTCTAACCAAGGACCGCTATCCTATCAGCAGGGCCGTGGACAAGATTGCCGAGCAGAACCTTCCAAAGAACGTGAAGGAAGTCGCAGAGCCAGTCTTGGAGGTCCGTTACAAGTATGCATGGGCCACAGGGTTCAGCAACAAGGACAAAGGTTCAAGCCGTCAGTTCTGCAAGGTGATGCTTGACTTGGCCGGGCAAGGCAAGGTTTACACCCGTGAGGACATCGATGGGATTTCTGCAATCATGGGTTATTCCGTTTGGAATCGCAGGGGCGGTTGGTATCACACGCCGAGCGGAGTGAACAGGCCCCAATGTCGCCACGTATGGGAGCAGCAGTTGGTAATCCGTAAAGGCAATAAAATCAGCAAGGCATGAAGGCACTATTCATAAGCGAAGAAACGCTGCTCGACAATAGCATCATAAACGAGAATGTCAGTTACACGCAGATACGTCCAACGGTTGTCAAGGTGCAGGAGATGCGGATTCAGCCCATCGTTGGCTCTCCGTTGTATGGAGAACTCGTCAGCCAAGTGGTCAGCGGTTCAACGTCTGCACTCAACCAAACGCTGCTGGAGGACTACATCCAGCCGGCTATGATTCAATGGCTTTACTACGAGTTGCCGATGGTCCTTGCGTTTAAGTACATGAACAAGGGAATGGTTCGTAGAACGAGCGAAGAGTCCTCCCAAATGAGCATGGAAGAGATTACACGGCTAACCGATAAAGTCAAGAACGATGCCGAGTGGTATTCCGAGCGGATTACTCGCTACCTCATGGAGAACCGCAACTCCTACCCTCTTTGGAACTCGCCTCCGTCTGCGTTGGATACCATCTACCCGAACGCCACCAACTACCGCACCGGGATGGTCTTGGACCGCAACCGAAGAATGGGAATCAGCAACCTTGACTACCCCTACCCTTACGGTCAATTTGGGGCGTGTAATGACTGCTAAGCATGGGTGCGCATAAAAAAAACATACTGAAACTGCAGACTTATGTCATGGATAAAAATCAAGCAAGCCCTGCTGGACCTTGCAAATGCTCATCCTCAGGTCAACTCCTTCGGGACGGGCGACCCTCTTGCGGTAGGCACGGACAACACGATAAATCTTCGAACCCCAAGCCGTGAGCGTATCGTCTATCCGCTCGTGTTTGCGGACGTTCAGTCTGCAAGTACTGACGCTGGTACTTTGGACTTGGTGGTTGGGGTTTACTTTTCTGACCGTGTTGAATCCATTAAGCCGATGGGCGGAGTGGTTTCGGGCAGCCCTACGCTGGGTTGGCAGGATAACGAGGATGAGGTCCTAAGCGACCAACTGCAGGTAGCACAGGACTTCATATCGTCGCTCACAAATGACCCAAGCGAAGACTGGACCCTTAGTGCCTCCGTGTCGCTTACACGCTTTGTGGAGAGCCGGGATGACCGCACGGCAGGGTGGCAGGCGACGATGACCTTTGAAATCCCCTACGGCCATTCGGTTTGTGAAATTCCCACATAAAAGACATTTACAATTAAACGCTAAAAAATGCCTACACCTATTTTGCAACAAATGCTCGGCCAAGGTGGTACGATGGAGTTCGTTGATGGAACCGTTACCGGGAAGAACTACGACTTCTTGGTAGTCAATACCGCTGCGACCTTCACAACCCTTACTGGAACTGGAAGCGAGAACCTGCTAACCGCTTACAACTTTAGTGGCAAATCCCTTTCCGCTGGCATCGTGATAAGCGGTCGCAATGGCGGCAAGATTACTGCCGTTACTCCTTCGGTGGGTTCGGTCATCGGTTTCACATTCCTGTAATGCTGATAGGTTACGGCTACGGCTATCCAACCAACCAACTGCTTGGCGGTGGCAATCCTTTTTGGCTTGCCTTCAACCAACGTGCAGACGCTGACGGGGCTTTGCCTGCCGAGGCTGCGGTCAATGGATGCCTCCAAACCCGATTCCTTAACTCCTTCCAATCATACGCTTTCTTCGTCTTTTATTCCAACTCTTGGCAGCCGTTCATGCAACGGGCGAATAACGACTCGGCTAACGCTGCGGAGGTTCGCTTCATCAACTGCCTCGAAGTCCGAATGTATAATCTCTTAAACGCATAGCAGATGCCTGCAAGCCCATCGCTCCTTATCGTCCCTGCCCGATTCAAGACGGGGAAACTCTACACCCAAATCGCTACGACTTCGGCTGGGTTGGTCCTTGGTTCATCGGGGGACTTCAATGTAACCCGTGGGACTACTGCAACCCGATTCAATTCGGCTGGCTTGATTGAGAGCGTTGCAAGCGGTGTCCCTCGCTTGGACTACTACACAAGCGGTGGAACGGCTGGCTGCCCTGCGTTGCTTGTGGAGCCTGCTGCGACCAACTTTGCGCCTAACGCAAATTTAATAAATGTCCTTGACACACCGACCGTGTCGGGAGGCGTTACATTCACGACTGGCAGTACCGACTTCCTTGCGCCCGATGGAGCAAGCGGTTCAATAAACAAATACGTTGGGGGTAATGCATCAGGGGCAACGCAGAGTACTCGCTACGCAGGCACATCGGTTGCCGTTAGTGCTTCGGGGACCTATCGTTTCAGTTTGTTTGTCAAGGCAGGAGCGACCAATCCGTTGAATTTTTGTGCTATTCAGTTCGCTTTATTTACAGGGGCGAGTGGAACTGCAATATCGTATTTCAGCCTTGCAAGCGGTACGGCTTTAACGGCAGGGGCTTCTATTGAAAACTACGGCAACGGCTGGTATCGCTGCATTTCTGCGCCTTATACTGTCGCATCGGGCGACTTGTCAGGAAGCGTGTATTTTGCACTTGCATCATCAAGCGGTAGCCTTTCTTTTGCGGCATCAGGCGCACTCAACTTAACCGCCTACACTTGGGGAGCGCAGATGGAGGCAGGCTCCGTCGCCACCTCCTACATCCCCACAACCACCGCAGCAATAACCCGCAATGCAGAAGTGATAAGCCTATCAGGCGCAGTCAGCGGATGCATCGGGCAGACCGAGGGGACGATTTATTGGGAAGGCGATGCATTGGTGAGTGGTGGGCAAGACATATTGTTCATCAATAGAAATACCACCAATTCGGTAGTTCTCTATAAAGGAGCGACAAACCTGCTGACGGCAAGGGTTCACGCAAGCGGAGTCACCACCCCCCCCGTAACAATTGCCGACACCGTGGTAAGAACTGGATTCTTGAAATTAGCCGTTGCTTACAAGAGTGGCGATTCAACTTTCTACATCAACGGCACAAGGGTCGGAACTCTAAACACGACCGCATTCACATTTACGGCTGCCTTAAACACGATTCGTTTTGGAGATGATGCGTTCCTTTCAGGCCGAGGCGACCAACGATGCAGGGCCGTTGCTATCTACTCAACCCGTCTAACCGACCCCGAACTCGAAGCCCTAACAACCCTGTAACGATGGCCTGTTTCCGTAAACTCTCGTTCCCATCTGCGAACATCGCAGACCAAGTCCTCGCCAAATTGGACCCGATGGATAGCGTTGTAATCCTCGGCCACCTATGCGAACAAGCCGACAAGGAAGGCAACTGCGTCAAGGTACGCAAGGAGTTCAGCGTTGACGTGCTATTCAACGCAGACGAACCGAGCGAACTCGCTGCCCCTTACGTCATTTGGCCCGAACCCTGCGGTGTCCACGCCTTCGCTGGATGGGAGGAACAATACACCGAGGACTACAACGCCAACAAACCCAAGAGCAAATGAGATTATTCCGCAAACGCAACAACGAAACCCCAAAACTCCCTTTTATGAAATCAGCAGTCATCGCACTACTTCGCCACCTTCTCACATTCATCGGTGGTACACTCGTCGCCAAAGGCATCATCGATGCAGCCACTCTTACAGAAATCATTGGTTCCGTATTGACCTTGCTTTCAGTAGGTTGGATGGCTTTGGATAAAACAAAGGGCGAGCCGAACAAGTAATGAACCTGATAGAAACCACCATCGTCGGGAGCGTTGCTGCAATCGTCGGTGGAGCGGTCGCTTGGTTCACCAAGGGCCGTGTCGAATCGGACTCCCTGCAAGTTCGTCAAGCCCAAGCGGTCCTCGCTATGTGGCAGGCTACCAGCGAGTCCCAAAACAAGGAATTAACACAACTCCGTAACGAGGTCGTAAGTTTGCGTCAGCGGTTAGAGGAAATGGAACACACCATCCACTCCCTCCAAGCCGAGAATGCCAAACTTAAAAACCTCGTATGATTCTACCAGCCACCAAGCACACCCGAAACATTCACGAAGTAACCTGCCAATCGGGGCAGGAGTTCTTACTTGTCAGCGACCTGCATTGGGACAACCCCCATTGCGATAGAGGCTTGCTGAAAAATCACTTGGACGAAGCCGTCAAGCGGAATGCTGCCATCATACTCAATGGCGACACCTACTGCTGCATGGGTGGGAAATATGACCGTCGTGCGGACAAGTCCCTGATTCGTCCCGAACACAACACCGACCGATACTTTGACGCTATCGTGGACACCTCGGTGGAATGGTTTGCTCCATACGCCAAAAACATCTTGCTGATAGGCTACGGCAATCATGAAACCGCTATTATCAAGCACGGGGAAACGGACCTCCTGCAACGCTTTGCCAGCACCCTTAACTACGCCACAGGGTCAGCGGTTCAAGTTGGCGGTTACGGAGGAACCATTGACATCCGAGTGCTGCACGATACAATCCGTGGAGTCAACTTCGTAGTGCATTATTTTCATGGGCATAGTGGGGGAGGCGCGGTTTCGCGCGGAGTAATTCACGATCAGAGGCTCCTTGCCGGGACCGAAGGATACGACTTGACTTGGATGGGCCACGTCCACGAATTGTACTACCACCAAAACATGGTTCACCGCTATGACCGTTCAACCAAAACACTCATTCAAAAACCGATTCACCAACTTCGTACGGCTACTTACAAGGAGGAATGGGACGGAGGCTACATGGGCTTTCATACTGAGCGAGGAAGAGGCCCGAAGCCTTTGGGAGGCTATTGGCTGAAACTGGAAACCTCACGGAATAGTAGCAAGGACAACAAAGGCCCCGAACTTCAAGTTCACGCCACCTTCACTCCTGCGGATAGGTTGTACTAACCCGTACGAGAAAGCCGTACAACTGCTGCACTATCCCCCAAAACCCCCGTTAATGACGGGTTTCTCATTCATACCTCCTGCGGACCGCTGGCAGTTAGGTATAGGTAGCCGTATTCTTTCTCGGCATTAAACTGGGGACAAGCCTTCGTAACGCCCGGAAAGTCCCTGTGTCCGCATATCCGAGCGGCAGGGTACTTCTTAAGCCAATCAAGCAGCACCACGGCAATCGCTTGACGCTGCCCGATAGAACGGTCATCTTTGTCCTTGCCTCCGATATAACTCACGTGGAGGCTCGTAGCGTTGTGGCCCTGCACTCCGTTGGTGATGGCACTATCAGGAGCCAAGACCGTTACATTCCCAGTCGAATCAATGATGCGATGGTAGCCGACCGACTTCCATCCAAGGGCCTCCTTCCAATGCTTGCGGATGGAGGCGATGGTCGTGTTCTTCGGGGTAGCCGTGCAATGGACGACGAGGTGGGTGATGGTTCGATTCATTACTCTTCGGGGTTTAGTTTGTGGAAGTAGTTGACCGCAACAGGGTCGGCAACGTCGGGACCGCTGGATAGGTGGACCTCCTTGGTTCCCTGCCATTGAGCCATAGCCGGGTCATAGCCCAGCAACTCGCAGGCTTTCCGATATTCGAGCAGGAGGGCGTGGTTGCCTTCAAGGTCAGCGTTGTCGATGGCGATCATCAGCCGTTCCAAGGCGTTCGTGAGGGCCTTGGCAGGTCGAAGGGAGTGGTATTCGGGCATGGCTTAGGTTTGTACAAATGTATGGAAATAGCCCCAAATCGCAATAAAACGGGGGATGAATATTTTTTTTGCTACGAGGTGGCACAAATAGGGTCGGACTGCATTATCTTTGCTTTACAAACCAACCTCAAAACCTCAAAACCATGAACCACGAAACCCAAGCCAAACTCAAAGCAGCCCTCGTTACGGGCTACATCCTGCTGGCAACCATGAC